GACACCAGCCAATGCAATCATCAGACCAAACACCGATTACGCAAACGCCGCCAGGGTTTAATAACAGCATGCTAGTTCCTCGCGGTGGTGGATCAACGTCTGGATCACGAAAGTACAGTTGATCTGTTGTGGATTGTTGGAACTTATCCATCACGCCGCCTTACGATACAACTTTGCCATCAGCGTTTTAACGTCAGCAATCTTCCCTGACCGGTTCATGTAAATGCTTTCGGTTTTGCGCTCAGAACATGGTGCGCAAATCCATCGATCGTTTGCTTTGGTTTTGCGATAAACGCCGCCAGCAAGGTCGCGTGTGCTTTGGCAACTGGTGCAGAATTTAGTGGTCATAGTTTTTTACCATCCGCAATCAATTCGTTATCATTTACGCCAATATAAGAACCATCATCAAAATCTAAATAAAAATAATCTGGCGCAGTTGGACGTTGCCTTATCACGTTAAAAACTCTTGCATGGTCGCCATCAAACATAACCCTGTCGCCTGGCTTTAGTTCATCAATCCAGCTTGTCATGATTGCTCCTCGCCCGTATAGCTCCCGCAATCTTGTTACCGCATTCTGTATGTCGTGGCACTACAGCTTCGGCGGCTTTCGCGCATTCCTCGCGTTCTACCCAAATCAAATTCTGAAACTTTTGCAGTTTGTTCATGATGTCAGGCGTAAAGTCAAACCCTGCTTCTTCTATCATGCGCAATAATTTATGTTCAGTCATTTCTCCCCCCTAAATTTTATTATTTGCTCTTTCGCTTCTTCTGCTCCTTTGCACACCAGCACCGTGTCGCCAATGCCTCGCAAGTATGTGTGCCAATCTTTTTGTGGTGGGCTAATCGTTCCACCCTTGATACGTTTCATTTCAACCCACAACCGCCATGCTGGTGCGTATAAGTCTGGAACGCCTGGGCTAACGCCTTCAACCTTTAATCGAGCAGCCACCCCAAGGGTGCGTTTCTCGCCATTGGGTATCGCAAAAATTCGCACTTCCGTGTATGTCTGGCGAAACCATTTAACGACTTCGCGTTGTTCTTCATGCTCGGTTGGGATTCGTTCAGTCATTCCATTTCCTTGATAAGACGCGATAAAACTTGCCTTCTTTTTTGTATGCAATGGTGGTCGGTGGCTTGCCATGATTCATGTACGTAGCAATCTGGTCTAGCTTAGTTACACCGACTGCAAACAATTCACGGCTACCGACACCCGACGCATTGGCCATCTTGGCTAACTCTCTGACCGCTTTGTCGCCAGCATAACCATCGTGGCGAAGTGGCAGGTACTCGGTAATCGATGGGTCGGATAGATTCTTTGAATAATAGCTGACGGCCAGCATTTCTTTGCCACTGGTGTTACTGATGTGCTTGCGCCAATTCCAGCCAGTAATAATCATATCCTTGGCATCCATGCCCATGATGTCGTCGTGGCGCAACGTCAATGGCTTTGGTACAGATGGCGGGAATTCATGGCCACACGATGGGCACACCTTGATGGATATGGCGCAAAGTTCATGGCACTCGGTGCAAAGTTTGACAGGCATTTCACCGTTCCCTGTCCCTGCTTTGTTGGGCGGCTGCACGTTGGTGATCGGGCCATGCGTTTCAACCACTCCCGCAAAATCCAACACCAAGCAATGGTCGATGTGGTCTTTGATTCGCATTCCACGACCCGCCATTTGTACGTACAGGCTGGCGCTCATAGTCGGGCGCAGCATGGCGATTAGATCAATATTAGGAGCATCAAAACCAGTCGTTAAGACATTGGCATTGGTAAGCGCTTTTATTTTCCTTGTTTTAAATTCATGGATGATTCGTTCGCGATCTGTCTTTGATGTCTCGCCAGTTATACAGGCCGACTTAATTCCTTGATCGCGCAACTCGATGGATACGTTTTTCGCGTGGTTGATACCGGCACAAAAGAATAGCCACGATTGTCTATCGCCAGCCAAACGAATCACTTCAGCCACAACGCTTTCATTATTCTTCCTTGTATCAACGGCTTTCTGTAATTCGGATTCAATAAACTCGCCGCCGCGTTTTTTAACATCGCTCGTGTCTAACTTGGTCGTGGTGGTCTTTGACCGCAGCGTGGCCAGATGCCTTTTGTAGATCAACTCCTCGATGCTTACTGGCTCAATCAGATCGTCGAAGATAGCTGGCTTGTCGGTGATAAGACCATGACCCAAGCGGTACGGCGTGGCTGTTAAGCCGATTACGCGCAACTCTGGATTGATGACCTTTAATTCATCCAACAACGTGCGATAGCCACCTTCGTTTTTGTGGCTAATCAAATGGCATTCATCCACAATCACCAAATCAATATGGCCAAGCGCCGCAGATTTAGTGCGCACCGATTGAATGCCAGCAAAAGTTATCGGCTCGCCTAAATCACGCTTACCAATACCTGCTGAGTAAATGCCCAAGGGCGCACCCAGCCAATGCTGTCTCATCTTCTCGGCATTTTGCTCGATCAATTCTTTAACGTGCGTCAGCATCAGAATTTTTGTCTCTGGCCATTTCTGCACGGCATCCTTACAAAGCGCGGCAACGATGTGGCTCTTACCCGAGCCTGTTGGCAGCACTAAGCACGGATTGCCTTTATTCTTGCCAAACCACTCATAGAGCTGGTTGATGGTTCGTTGTTGGTAGTCGCGGAGCATTATCCAACCACCCGCGCATTAAACTCACGACGAAACTCTGTTGCAAACTCGTCAGGGTTGGCGCATACCGCCGGATTGGCCAGTATTTCCTTTGAGCCAAAGACATTGGTATCAGGTTCGCCGTTAATCACATCCTTGCCATTGATTACATAAATGGCTTGCCATTCGTTGTCGCTTTCCTTGCGCTGATATGGCACCAGATCGGGATGCAGTACGTGCGAATCGCAACCCTCGCGCTGCCACTCTGTCGGAATATCGTCAGCATCATGGCGCTCACACCGCCACGTTGAATTCTCTAGCGCCGTACTGTTAGCGCACGTTCTGCAATTGGCGTGTTTGGTAATCTTGGACTCAAAACAAAAGTCGTGCGCAGGACACCAGCGGCATTGATACCACGTTGGGTCGGCTGATAATGGTTCTGGCATACGATCAGACAAAGCAATGCGCTTGCCTCGCGCTATGGCCTTCTCAGCAACGTCTTTATCAAACTTCACTCGCTCAGTGTAGATGCGGTCATCATCCTTGCAAACGGCCACGTACAACGCTCGATCAATCTCAGTACCAGCCATGTAAGTCTGCATTTGGATAAAATGCTCTGGCTTAGATTCTTCGACACCCTTCTTTTCCACATCGTTAAACGACTTTAAGCTATGGGTTTTAAATTCGGCTACGTGTTCGGTCTTCGGTGCGCCTGGCACACCTGATTTGATTACACCGTCTAAGCTACCGGATACGTGCGAGCCAAAGGTAACTCTGGATTGGTTGCCGGTCGTGCGTTGGATGTCAATACCAATGGCACGAAGGTCGCTAACGATTTGCGCTTCCTCAAGATTGCCTCGGCGAAACATTCGCAAAACACGACCGTCAAAGGTTTGTTGGACTGCCCAACGAAACGACAGCCATAACCAACGGTCGCAAGCGTGACCCAGCGTTGATGCGCCCAAGTGTGGCCGTGGCGGCTCCTGACGGCTTTCGTGGTGCTTGTCAATCAGGTTGGTGATGCTGTATTCTGGCTCTGGAATTTTCATGATTCCGATTCTCCTTCGTGTGGACTAGTTGGGCAGGGGTCAAACCCTGCCCTTTTTTTGCTTACTTCTTCTGCCAAGGTGGCGCAGCCTTACCGGTTGCCGCAGCCTTTGCTACTGGTGCGGGTGGCGTTGAGCCAGCAATGGCTTTAAAGCCTTTGACTTCGTTCTGGTCGCCGTACTGCTCGCTTGAACGAATATCCACCTTGATCGACAGTTGGCCACCAATCAGCTCATCTGTGTCGGCAACCTTGGCTATACCAATAGCGCGCATGACTTCGCCTAATTGCTGGCGACCAATTTCCTCGGCCTTTGGGTTAGGGTTACGAATGTTCAAGTTGCCAAAGACAATTCTGCCCTGATGGCTCGGGCCAATGATGTCGTAGCGAATCGCAATGTACTGGCCAGTTCCTGCCTTGGTGTTTTTCAACTCCGCAGCCGTGATGCTGGCCGTGTACCAACCCGCTGGCAGCGGCTCGTAGGATTTGTCGCTAACTGGCATTGCATCTGCTTCAAAGGTTTGGTCTAAAAAAGCCATTATTCTTCTCCGATCATGGTGATAGTAAATGTTGGTCTGCCTGGCGTTGTGGTAATAGCGCCGAGCAAAGGTTTAGTAATACTTTCATCTGCTGCTTTCCAAGCTGCCGAAGCACTCTCAGGTTTCCAACGAAACAAACTACTTAAATGCGCCTCAAGTCCGTTTGCAGCCGCCAGTTCCTGTAACTTGTCGGCGTTGATCTTGCGGTTCATACGGCCTTCGATCTTGACGACGTACTGGCCGACCTCGCGGTTTTGGGTGCCTTCAAATGATTCAGCCACCTTGAAATGCTTAGTCAGCTTGTCTTCAATCTCACGACGGTAGGACGTTGCTGCTGCTTCTTCCATTTTGGCAATCGTCCATTCCTTGGTTAGCGTTTCGACTTCGTTCATAGAATCCACTCCACGATGGTTTCAGCAAAGATGGCCAGAGTCATGACTATCGCAATATTGATATTCATTTCTTCGCTCCGATCTTATTAATGATTACCGTCAAGTCAGGCGCTTCCCACGATTCGAGCTTGCCAGAACGATCCTTGGCTAACCATAGGCCATCGCTATCGCACATTAAAGCGCGTTGGGCAAAGCCGTCGGCATCCTTTTCAACTCTAAGCGCCAGCACTTCGTCAAAGAAATACGGCAAGGATTGGCCGGTCTTGTTGCCTGGCATCGAAGGTGCGTACAAAATGCGCCCCATTTCATCCTGCGTTTTCTCCAGCTTGGCCGTCATCAAAACGTGCTTGGCCGGTAAGTCGCGGAATGCTCGGATAATGTCGGCCATCTGTTCCTGCATGGAACCGTAGGCTGCCCTTGGATCTTTATTGATTTTTTTCTCATAGTTCAAACAGACTTCAGCGATCTCCGAAATGCTGTCAATGGCTACCGATTCAAACTGCGCAGCCTCGGCAGATT